GACAGCGACAGGGTTTTTCGTGGGAGAAGGATCTGAGCCTACAGAATCACAGCAAGCCTTCGATCAGGTCAACATGACTCCAAAAACAGTTGGCGGGGTCGTAGAATTTACAAGACGCTTGTTATTGCAGTCATCTATAGACGTGGAATCAATGATTCGTGACGATATTGCACGAGTTATTGCTACTAAATTAGATAACGCAGCTATCTACGGTACAGGTTCTTCAAACCAACCATTAGGTATCAAAGATACAACTGGTGTTGGTACACAAACAATTACTACATTCGGTACATTCGCTGAGTACATCGGAATGGAAACAGATGTAGCTGCTGCAAACGCAGATGTAGCAAATATGTTCTACATCATTAATGCTTCTGCTAGAGGTGCATTGAAGAGTACAGAAGTTGCTTCAAATACAGGTAAGTTCGTCTTTGAGAACAATGAAATTAATGGCTATCCAGTTATTGTTTCAAATCAACTTGTAAATAACGATGCACTATTTGGTGACTTCAGCCAGTTCTGTATTGGTATGTGGAGTGGTTTGGATCTAACAGTAGATACAATCACAAAAGCGGGTAGCGGTACAGTTAAGATTGTTGCGTTGCAAGATGTAGATTTTGCTATCAAGCAACCAACTGCGTTCTGCTTCGGCACATAATATGAAGGTTGAATTAATAAGATCAACAATGATTGCTGGAGTCCCAACGGACTCTGGCACTACTATTGAGGTAGATAATAATGTTGGTCGTATGCTTATTTTTAGTGGTAAGGCAATCGAATATGTAGAGAAGCCAAAACCAAAAGCAAAGAAAAAACCTACACCAAAAAAAGAGGAAACCCAAAGTGGCAATCAATCAACTTAACTTAGAAAAGTTAGACATAACAGCAGCAGTAGCTTCTGCTTCTGTTACAGCAACAGCTACATCAAGTGCTATTGATTTAAAAGAGTTTGATGGAGATGTTTTACTTGTTCTTAACTGTGCAGCAGGAACAGGATCATCACCAACTTTAAATATTAAAGTTCAAGATTCTGATACATCGGGTGGTACTTATGGAGACTTGTCTGGGGCTGCTTTTACTGAAGTTACAACTTCTGCATCACTTCAAACACTTGAAGTGAATAAAGACGAGTGTAAAAGATTCATAAAAATTGTACAAACAGTTGGTGGCTCATCACCTGTTTTTGTATATGGAATCTCACTCATAGCAGCTAAAAAATACGGATAAAAATATAGCCCCTTAGATGGGGCTTTTTCTTATGGCTTTTACTGAAGATTTAGATACATTCTTTAATGATTTTAAAGTAAATGTGTCTTATAAAAATGTAAATTATACAGGAATATTAGATCAACCTGATGAGATAGTAGCTGACGATAGAATTTTAACAACTGATTATGAGTTGCAAGTAAAAACAGATGAATTAGGATCAGTTGTATTTAATGATGAAATAACAGTAGATTCTGAAAAATATAAAGTTAGATCAGTAAGAAAAATAGATGACGGTAAGCTTTCTATTATTTCATTAATTAAGGTATAAAATGACCAGTAAAAGAGAACAAATATTAGCAAAGATAACATCTGATTTAGCGGGAACAACTGGTGTAGGAACTCGTATATTCAGATCGAGAGCAGCAGCAATCAATAGAAATGAAAGTCCAAGTTTAGTCATAGAATTTGTTACTGATGATCCAACAATCAATAGTGCAAGTTATTTAAAACTTGATTGGACTTTAAGAGTAAGAATAGTTGTAATAGTAAGATCTGAGACTCCTGATACAACAGCAGATCCAATAATAAAAAGTCTTCATACTAAAATAGTTACTGACCCCACTCTTGGAGGTATTGCTATTGATGTAAGACCATCAACAGTTACTTTTGATATTATTGAGGCCGATCAAACAGCAGGAGTTACTTTTTGTGAATATGAAGTAGATTACAGATCAAACTATAACGATTTAACAACATGATCTATACTTCAAGCATGACCCTAACAACCCTTATTGTCTATTATGAAGTATGAAAATCCAACTGAGGGCGGTACTTACATACTTGACCCTAAAACTGGCAAAAAAAAGCTAGTACAACAAACAAAACAAGCAGAACCCCCTATCGAGGAAACTAAAGATGGCACTACTAACGAGAAAGAGAGTAATTCTGATTGAGGCAGAAAGCAGCTATGGATCAGATCCAGGTATAGCTGCTGCTGATGCAGTTCTTGTACGAGATTTAAGTATTACACCACAATCAAGTGATGTAGTAAGTAGAGATGTTGTAAGGCCATTCTTAGGAGCTTTCCAACAGCTACTAGCAAACACAAACGTTGAGGTAACTTTCAGCGTAGAACTTGCAGGTAGTGGGACAGTTGCTACACCACCTAGATATGGTGACGCATTGAAAGCTTGTGGTTTTAGCGAAACAATTAATTCTGGTAATAATGTTGTTTATGCACCTGTTTCTTCAAGTTTTTCTTCAGTTACTATTCATTACAACACAGATGGTGTTAGGCATAAAGTAGTTGGAGCAAGAGGGAGTTTTGTAATTAACGGATCTGTTGGCGAAATTCCAACAATAGATTTTACTTTCCAAGGCATATATATTCCTCCAACAGACTCAGCCTTACCTACAGTGACTTATGGAGATCAAGCAACACCTCTTATATTTAAGCAAGGCAATACAAGTAGTTTTCAATTACTTTCACATTCTGCTGCTCTATCTTCTATCTCTTTAGATGTAGGTAATGAGCTTGTTTATCGTGAGTTAGTTGGTGGTACACAAGAAACATTACTGACTAATAGGAACATTACTGGTTCTGTTTCAATAGAAGCAATGTTACTTGGTACTAAAGATTATTTTGCTGCTGCACTTGCTGAAACAACAGGTAATTTAACTTTTACTCATGGCACTGCTGCGGGTAACACAGTTCAAGTATCTTCTACAAAAGCAGATATTGGTGACGTTGCTTATGGAGAAGAAGATGGAATCCAAATGTTAGAAATTCCTTACACATTAGTTCCAACATCAGAGAATGATGAAGTCACGATAACTTACACATAGATACTGACTAAGTATTGACTACTGAGTTAGAGTAAAGAGGAATATATTTTAATTTATGCCTTTTGTAAGAAAAAAAACTAAGGTTTACTCTTGGCCTGTAAAAGTAAAAACACCATCTACAACTAAAGTAGGCGAGTTTGAAACTACAAAATTTACAGGCAAGTTTAATCGTTTATCAAGGTCTGAACTTAATAACTTTGAAGAAGCAACTGAGTATGATGCTTTGCAAAAAGTCTTAGTAGGTTGGGAAGATGTTAATGAGGAAGATGGTACACCTATTCAATTCTCACAAGCAGTATTAAAAGAATTGGCTGAGGATACAGATTTTGTAGCGGGTGTATTAGAAGCATTTAAAGATTTTTATAGTAATGCACAAGCAAAAAACTAACTGATGCTACTTTATATTGGGCTTCGGGTAGCAAAAAAGTTATAGATGAAACCGCTAAAGATGCAGAAGTTTTTGGTATTCAGATAGAGAAGCCACCAGAAGAAAAAGACGAGTTTGAAGTGATGGAAGAAAATTGGGATATAGTTATGATGTTTTTAAGAATGAATACACAATGGTCAATGTCCTTTGGAGGTGTAGTAGGATTAAAATATGAAGTCTTACTGCTTGCTGGTGGACTATTTGACCTATACAATGTAGAAAACAGATTAGAAATGTTAGAGGGCTTACAACTTATGGAATCTGTGGCTCTTCGTGAAATTAATAAGGAGAAAAAATAGTGGCAAAAGCTATTGATACCGTACAACTTCAATTAAAATTAAAAGGTTTTTCTGCTGTTAAAAGTATAGGAAAAGATTTTGAAAAATTCCAAAGTACAGTAAAAATTTCAAGTCAACAATTAGAACCATTACTAAAAAAACTTACTCAAGTAAATGGAAAAACTGTTTTAAGTAAAAATGCTTTTCAAGGACAAATTGGTGTTTTAACCAATCTTAGAAATAGTGTTGGAATTGGTACTGTTGCTTATGACAGACTTGGTAGGGAAATTGATGAGGTAAGAGCAAAAATGAACGCTCTTACTCAATCAGCATCAGGTCAAGGTGGTATATTTTCAAAACTTCAAGCACGTTTCGATAAAATTCCAGTAGGAGGAAGAGCAGCTTTAGGGGCTTTAGCGGGTACAGCTACATCAAGGTTAGGCACTACAGGTCAGTTAGCATTTACTGGTGGTGCTGTCGGAGGGCCTGCTGGTGCTGTTATTGGTGCAGGTATAGGTGCTGCTGTTGATACTGTACAAGCTGCGGGTGCTGCAGCAAAATATTCTGCACAAATACAAAGACTCGAAATAGCTTTAAAAGGTGTTACAGGGACTCAGGCACGTTTTAATAAAGCTCAAAAAATTATTTCTGATACTTCTAAAAGATTAAATGTTCCTATTGCAGCAGCAACAAAACAATTTACTCAATTATCTGCATCTGTAATTGGTGCGGGAGGTTCATTAGATGATGCAAAACTTGTTTTCAATGGTGTTACTGAAGCCATAAAAGCAACGGGTGGTGGAGCAGATGATGTACAATCTGCTATTCGAGCCATGTCGCAAATCTTTGGTAAAGGTAAGGTGTCGGCTGAAGAATTACAAGGTCAACTTGGTGAACGCTTGGCTGGTGCAGTTGTAAAATTTGCAGAAGCTAGTGGAAGAACTTTACAAGAATTACAAAAAGATTTAAGAGATGGAACTGTTGGATTGGATAGTGTTATGAAATTTGTAGTTAAATTAAGTAAAGATCATAAGAATGCTGCTGAAGCTATGGCTGCATCAAGTGTTGAGGCTGGATTAAGGATGCAAGTAGCATTAGAATCATTACAGAAAGAAGTTGGAGATATATTTGTTCCTGTTGGAGCATTTTTCCAGAATATTATTTCTTCAATAGCATTATTAATTACTAGAATTTTAAAATTAAGAGATGCTTTTAATCTTTTAGGTAAGTTAAGAGGTGCTGCAGGATTAGAAAAAGAATTAGCAGATATTGATAAACAACTAGAAAGTGGTATGAAAAAAATAACTACATTTAGTAAAGGTGAGTTTGGATTACCAAAAGTTACATATGAGAAATTGACTGAAGAGGAAAAAGCTGCTTTACAACAAAGAAAAAAAGATATTGATAACGAGCTAAAAGGAATAGAAGATAAAAGTGGATTTCAAGGAGTTGGTAAAGATCAAGGTAAACTTGTTTTAGAACAACAAAAAATATTAAATTTAGTAGGTCAAATTAACGATGAAAAATTAAAACAAGTTGAGATTGATTTTGAAGCTGCAAAAATGTTTGAACTTCTTGGAGGTGAGGGAAATAAATTTAAAGTTACTCTTGAACAAATTACAGAAGCCCTAAAAAAAGGCAAAACAGAAACATTTAATTTTGCAGAAGAATTTAAAAAATTATCAGATAAAGCTACAGATTTAAAAAGTCGAGTTGGTGAATTAGCTTTAGATACAACAGTAAAATTAGCTGATGCTTTTGCTGACTTTTTTATAGAAGGCAAAAGAGGTTTTAAAGATTTAGCTAAATCAGCAATACAAGATTTAACAAGAATAATAATTAGAGCAACTTTTATGAAACATATAGCTAATCCAATTTTAGGTAAGTTAAATTTACTTCCTAATGCAGACGGAAATGTTATTGCAAACAACAAAATTGTACCGTATGCAAAAGGGGGTCTAATTACTCGTCCTCAATTATTTCCTTTATCTAATGGGGCAGCGTTGGCAGGGGAAGCTGGTGTAGAAGCAATCATGCCTTTGCGTAGAGGTAGAAATGGAAGACTTGGTGTAGAAGCATCAGGTGGAATGTCTAATAATATTATTGTAAATGTAGATGCTACTGGAAGTTCTGTTGAAGGTGATGAAGATAGCGGAAGACAGTTAGGTCAATTAATTGCAACTGCTGTACAATCACAATTAGTAGAAGAAAAAAGACCTGGAGGTTTATTAGAATAATGGCAACTTTTCCAAGTATAGACCCAAGTTTTCCTGTAAGAAAGAAATCACAGCCAAATATTAAAACGGTGAAATTTGGAGATGGTTATGAACACCGAGTGAATTTGGGTTTAAATCAAAATCCAAAAGAATTTAATTTAACTTGGAAAAATTTATCTGACGCAGATAGTAATACTGTTGAAGCATTTTTAGACGCAAGGGCAGTTGATGGTGCAAGTTTTACATACACACCACCAAAAGAATCAAGTGCAATGCAGTTTAAATGTTCATCATGGGAAAAAAATATAAACTTTCCTACAAGAGCAACAATCACAGCTACTTTTGTAGAGGTTTTTGAGCCATGAGTACTGCTCCAGTTTTTAGTGAATTACAAAAAGTAAATCCATCTGCAATCATTGAACTTTTCGTTTTACAACTAGATAATGCTTTACATGGTTCAACTGATATATATAGATTTCATGCGGGTTCTAATTTAAACGCAAATGGTCAAATAGTTTTTGCAGCTAATACATATTTAAGATTTCCTGTAGAAGCATCAGGTTTTGCATATGAAAAAGGAAAAATTCCTCGTCCAAGATTAAAAATAAGTAATGCAACAGGTTTGATGTCATCAATTTTGGTTACTGTAAATAAAGTAACAGCAGGCAATGATTTAACAGGAGCTACTTTAACTAGAATAACAACGATGGCTAGATTTTTAGATAATGCAAATTTTAGTGGTGGTACAAACCCTTTTGGAACTCCAGATCCATCAGCAGAATTTAAACGTCAAATTTATACAATAGATAGGAAATCTGCTGAAAACAGAGAAGTAGTAGAATTTGAACTTGGAGCATCTCTTGATATGGCTGGCGTAAAATGTCCTAAAAGGCAATGCACAAGAGCCTTGTTCCCTTCTATTGGCACGTTTAATTAAATGAGTTGGAAAACAGATGCTTTAATTCATGCAAAAGACCAAGACCCGAAAGAATCTGTTGGTCTTTTGCTAAATGTTAAAGGCAAAAAAAGATATTACCCTTGTCAAAATTTAGCTATAACCAGTTACCAAGAGTTTATCTTAAATCCAGAAGATTATGTTAAAGCAGATAATACAGGTGA